AAGAATGATAGTACCGCCAAGTCAAAGGGCGACGTGGTCTACATTTCGAGCTCTGACGGCACCAACCCTATCGTCTCGTACGCAGATGCAGACACCGAAGCCACGTCAAGCAAGACACTTGGCCTCCTTGAGACGGCTCTTAGCGCTAACCAGCACGGCTACGTCATCACGGAAGGCAAGCTCTCTGGCCTTGATACTAGCGCTGCCACAGATGGGCAAGCTGTATGGCTTTCTGGAACAGCTGGCGGTCGTGTGTATGGCTCTCCTCCTTCCGAGCCTGCACACTCCGTCTTCCTTGGCGTAGTTACAAAGGCCAATGCCAGCACTGGCGAGATCTTTATCAAGGTACAAAATGGCTACGAACTAGACGAGATCCACGATGTCAGCGCGGCAAGCCCGACTGCTGGTGACGTGATCCAGTGGGCTACCGATGGAACGACCTACATGTGGCGCAAGAAGAGCTTGGCGGATGCTGGTATCTCAGCCACAAGCCACGCTCACTCTGGCGTGTACGACCCAGCCGGCACGGCCGCGTCTGCTATTGCCACCCACGAAGCTGCAGCAGACCCGCACCCTACTTACCTTACTTCTGCTGAGGGCAACGCGGCCTACGCTGCTGCTTCCCATAACCACTCAACGACTAATATCACTAGCGGCAACTTTGTAGCAACAGTTTCTGGAGGCACTGGAGTCACAGTCACTGGCGGCACTGGCAACGCCTCTACTCCCAGCATTGCAATCGGGCAAGCCGTCGCTACAAGCAGCAGCCCTACATTCGCCGGGCTGACGGTAAACGGAGTAATCACCGGGAACCAATCCGGGACCCTTGACGTTATTGAGGGTATTGTGTTGCAGCGCACTGCCTCCCTGAGCATTGGCTCCACATCGCTACCAACTGCACCAAGCACATCTAACACAACAGCAATCACATGGTCAAGCGCAGTGAAGGCAAATACCGCCATGTGGTCTAGCGGGTCTGCAATTACTGCCCCACTTGCTGGGTTCTATTCAATCACAATGAATTTCCAGTTTGGTACTGGTACGTCATACGCTGTTGGTGGATACATCTTCCAAGGAAGTACATTGCGAGCTCACGCAGAGGCGCAAGCAGGAGCGAACACCGCCGCAGACATGATGCACATCTCAACCATAATCTACTGTGCAGCTAACGACTCAATTACCGGACGAGTAGCCGCCTCAACAACGTCTAAGTCAATCACGGTAACAACACAAAACGGTTACTTCTCAATGGTATACCTAGGAGCCCAAACATGAGCGTAGAACTTACTGACTTCTGGGTTATGGCCTGCACTAACGAGTCATGCTCGCTAAAGGGCCAACCATATCCAACAGATTCAGCACAGATTGAATGCGGCGGTTGCAATACCGTGTACACCAATGACTAAAAACGACGTCAGCCAGGTCCTTGAACGCCTTGAGCGCATTGAGCGCGACTTGGCGGAAATCAAGGTTGAGCTCGCGGAGACCCGCGGAGCTTATCGGTTGGCCAAGTTTGTTATCGCACTGCTAGGCGTAAGCGGCCTAGGTGGTATAATTGCATGGATGAACGGGAGCAAGTAGTGAATCTTAAGATCGTAACGCAGACGGATAGCATTGAGAAGGGCGGCTGGATGGACGACTGCGCCCCATCAACGCTGATGGCTGCAGCTAACTTCCTCACCGGATCAACCTACACGTCAAAAGACGGAATCAAGTTCCTGGAAAAGGTTGGCAGAAAAGATGTACAGGGGCAGGGTACGCCCACGACACTCCCACAGCTAGTGAAGGCAGCGCCACTTGTTGGCTTAAAGCCTAAGTACGCTAAGTCATGGGATGAAGTGGTTGCAGCTCTTAAGGCTGGCGCTGTTGTCGGCATCAATGTGCAGCAGGCAAAGGGCTACCCTGCAACTGTCCAGATGAGCGCCTGGCATAAGGCGCACCAGAAGCGCAACCCAGGGAAGACATACGGGCACATGACCTGTGCCGCGATGGTTGAAGGGAAGGTACAATGGGCGGACCCAACGATGAGCGGCAAGGGGAAAGAGACGTATGCTGTGGAGGTGTCTCTTGCGGACCTGAAAGTGATTGCCAGCTCGAAGGGGGAGGCTCCCCACAAGCGTTGCCTAATCTTCACAGCAGTCCAGAAGAAGTCATCCGAACCTGCCCCAACTGCGGTGCTCAGCTCACAGATCGTGCCTGTAAGCTCATCTGCTCTTGTGGCTACTACGCTAGCTGCTCAGACTACCTCTAAAGCGCCCGTAGAGGCCGATTTGCGCCACGCTGAGGCCTTTAAAACTGCTACTAAGGTAAAGACAGCACCCCAGCAAGTTGACACCGCTTTGGCCCTAGAAGTCGCCCGGGCCCTGGTTGGTAAGATTGAGGTGGCTAAAGGAGATAAGACGATGAAGGATCAGCTCATTGCCGCAGGCTTGGACGCGCTCCAGGCTGCCCTGTCTACCGCCATTGCGGTGTTCTTGGGTCTCGGCGTAAGCATCTTTGACCTTACTGGCGATGGCGCAAAGGCTATTGCAGCTTCGGCCATTAGCGCCGCACTGCTAGTTCTGCAGCGTTGGCTAGATGAGGACAACACTCGCTATGGCCGCACTCGCTAGTTTGAACCCAGTACTGGTCCAGTGCGCTGCATGCCGCAGCCCTTTCACTGAACAGATCAATGAGAGGATGAAGAGAGGCGTGCCAGACACGCAGATCGCCCGGTGGCTGAAGGACCAAGGCGGGTATATCTCCCGCATTACTCTTGGCAACCACAAACGCGATCACCTTACTGACGAATTCCAATCCATGAAAGCTGCAGCGATCAAGCAGTTCAAGAAGCAGCAGAAGACCATCAAAGTCAACGGAGACCTAGCGTCTCTAGTCCGTGACCAAGTGATGGCGATGGTTGGATCTGGCGAGCTTATGCCGACACTAGCTGAAGGCTTGCGCGCACAGGAGATGATTGATCGAAGGGTAGAGAAGTCTGCGGACAGAGATCTGTCTATTACCCTAGCCGGTATTCTCGGCGGCGGACCTGTTGTACAAATGATTGAGATGGAGGCAGAGGAGATCACTGATGGCGAAGACACCAGCTTGGACGCGTAAAGAGGGGAAGAACCCTAAGGGCGGCTTGAACGCAAAGGGCCGCGCATCCTACAAGGGCGGCAAGCTTAGGCCGCCAGTAAAATCAGGAGACAACCCACGTCGTGCGTCGTTCCTGGCTCGCATGGGTGGCATGCCTGGGCCGGAGCGGGACTCAAAGGGACGACCCACGCGTCTACTCCTCAGTCTTCAGGCTTGGGGGGCCAGCAGCAAGGCAGACGCCAAGGCTAAGGCCAAGGCCATTAGCGCACGAAATAAGGGGAAAAAGAATGGGTAAGTCAAAGAAGATGACTGTATCCCAGAAGTACAGATCACTCAAGGCGCAAACTGAGCGAGCCGGCATGACGGTGAAAGAAAAGTCAGGAAAGCTTGTAGTATCCAGGAAGCAGAAGGGGAAGAAGAATGGGTAAGGGACTATACGCAAACATCCACGCAAAGCGCAAGCGCATTGCAGCTGGCTCTGGCGAGCGCATGCGCAAGCCTGGGAGCAGGGGTGCACCCTCTGCCAAGGATTTTAGGAAGTCAGCAAAGACAGCGAAGAAGTGAAAGTCACTAGCGACGCAGCAAGGGACCTTGCCGCCGGCCGCAATAACCCAATCTTCTTTGCCAAGCGTTGGCTAGGAATTGAGCTCCACCCAGGACAAGAGCGCTGGGTAAGTGGTATTGCTGCCAGAGACGACTCAGGTTGGCGACCAAAGTACTTGACGACGGTCTGCTCTGCTGGCAACCGAGCTGGCAAGACGCTGGGGATGGCCGTGGCGGTGTTCCACAGCGCGTTCTACAAGCTAGGGGTGCAGCCACCTGACGGCACGCAGAAGGATGCGATGCGTTGGCAGAACGCTCCGTACGAGTGGTACCACGTAGGAATCCAGCAGGAGACCGCAGAGTTGGTTCACCGAGAGATCGCCATGATCCTTGAAGGCAGCCACCCAGCCCAGAAAGGCCGAGGGTGCCCACTTATTGACGAGATCGGCAAGGTCGTAGAGCACACAAAGAAGTACCGCGGGGAGTACCTCTGGCTCCAGTTCCACCCACTGATCGGCGGGGCGAACATCCACTTCCGCACAACGCAGGAAAAGGCCAAGGCCCTGCTCGGCAAGGACATGAATGGCATCTCGTTTGACGAGGCAGCCTTTGAGCCACACCTCATCCAGATCTACCAAGAGGTTCTCAACCTACGGCGTTTGTCCACTGGTGGGCAGCTCCACTTCATCGGCACCCCCACAGAGGGCATCAATGACTACGCTGACCTCTGGGAGATGGGCAACGAGGCCAACCCAGACCGAGATCCACAGTTCTTTAGCTTCCGTCTCTCTACCAGAGACAACGTCGGGTACGGTCTAGCCACTGACACATTTGATGCCATCCTCAGGCAGCAGGCAGAGTACCTCATCCCACAGAACATTGACGGGTATTTCATTGAGGCATCGGACTCCTACTTCAGCTCCGCCTCCGTGGACGGGTGTTTTGTGGACACCCTGCCAGCTGAGCAGATGCCTGTGAACAAGCGCCGGTACGTCCAGGGCTGCGACCCTGGCATTATGAGTGATAGTACCTGGGCCATCACACTTGACAGCACCGACAGAAATGGTATAATAGGAGTGCGAGCGAGGACGAGAACGGGAAAACAAACAATACAAGCAGTAGTGAATATGGTCCGAGAAGGACATCTACTGTATAACCAACAGTCTGCATGTGTCACCGTAGTGGATGAGACTGGGTTTGGCGGTAAACTGTTCAAGCAAGAGTTCAGTGTAATTAAGCCACTAAGGGGATATGACTTCGGTGGTACGAAGGCAAAGAAGCTTGAACTACTGTCTGACCTAAAAGCAGCGCTAGATAAGAAGATGATTAAGTTCCCTAGGTCGGGAATATGGATGCAACTACGTCGTCAGTTGCTCTCATATAAGTTGGACGACAAGAAGTTGGAGCAGGACGCGGTAATGGCACTAGCTGTAGCTGTGCGCTACGCTCTTCGACACGGATCTGGTTACGTTGAGAACCCGGTCTTCACTTACTTTGGAGGTTCTGATTAATGGCTATTCCGCCAGTTAAGCTGCCGCCGTACGAGGCGAAGGCCATTTCCATGGCCGCAACTAACCTGCAGATGCAGGGAGTTGACCCGAATGTCAGCGAAGAGTATGCCCTGCTCAAGGAAGCATACACCAAGAAGCAGATGCAGGAGCCGGAACAGGCACGCCTGCGATCACAATTCCGACGATACGACCACTTCTACAACCCGAACACGCTCACGCTCGGCGGTGCCGATCACTGGGCGGAGGACCCGTCAGCTCGCACTGCCGGGCGTGCACACGTCTCTGTCAACGTGCATCCTGCTTATGTAAACATCCCAGCCTCACTGCAGGCTGTGGTACCAGTCATCAACTACGTCCCCACCTCCATGGACAAGGAAGGGCGACAATCAGCTGCTCGCCGAGAGCGATTGTTCTTCGCCTGGTTTGAGGCAAACGAGTTTGAAGTGCGCCTTGAGGAGGCGTGCTTGCTCAAGGGCCTCTACGGCCACACGGCAGCTAAGGTCTCGTGGGATCCAATTGCTAGGATTCCTAAGGTCAGCATCATTGACACCCCAGAGAACCTGTACCTTGGGTACGGAGACTCTAACTACAACCGCATTGACTGGGCAATCTACACCTACGGGCTTAGCCCACAGGCAGTCATGGAAGACTTCGGCATCGCGGTGATTCCGGTTCAGGAGGGGAACCAGTGGCACCCATACACTTACCACGCCGGCCACTCCGATCCGCTTGCCAACCTCTACACCAAGGAGTACAGCCGAGACCCTGCCCGAGTGCAGACGGCGTACGACGAGATGAAGATCACAGTGCTGGACTACTGGTACAAGCACCCAACCAAACCAGGCAAGGCGCCAGTTGTGTGCAA